GTGTTTCCATAGGTTAATTGTGTTAGGTTAAATGTTTAGTTAGTTGGTTAGTTTAGTGAAGTGTAGTTATAAAGTTATGTAATGTGCTTTTTTTGGGAAATGAAAGATTTTTGAGATGTTTTTAGAGTTGAGATAAGGTTTTGAGGGTTGTACCTGACAATCTGTCAGTTAATTCATCAAAACCTAACCAAAATCTGCCAAATTTTAACTAATTTAGAATAAAAACATGACAAACTGTCATACATACCTGACAAAATGTCATGCTATATCCTATACTAACATCTATCTGACTCTTCATAACTCATCAAATAACTCTCTAAATAACTTAACACTATTTACTAATAGATAACCTCCACTTATAACTGTGAGGATAACTATACCTGTAAAGATTAGATTGTGTGTCATATTATAAGGTATTAAATTGGATTAACTAGTGAGTTATTAAATCATCTGTATTTCACGACTAAATTGTTCTACCATTTTTAAGAAATTCCCCCCACGTATCCTAAGATACGCAGGGAAGAACTTCGGTAATGTACTTCGGTAATGTACTATGCAATCTGCTCTGCGGCAGGCTGTGTAGTAGGCTCTGCAACAGCAACAGCATTACGAGGCAACAATGTATCTACAGCGGACATATCCTCTGTGTACACATAGCGCATGTAGTACGGTTTACCGGCAATCTTAGAGATTGCACCGTCTTTACCCTCTGTAACAGGCTTCTGGTTCTTCGTGAAAGGCTCAAACGATTCTTGTCGAATGATTTTGCCGGGAAGAATGTCACCTGCAACCAAAGCCATAGAAGATACCATATCCTCAATGAACGTGTGGTCACCTTTCATCAAGGCTACACGTGCACGAAAGTTACCATTGGCATCAAGAGCACTTTGCTCTAATCTAATGTAAGACCTTGGTGTTTTACCTGCCTCAACTTTCATTGGGGTGATAAGGGTTTTTGTTTCTGGGTTAAGCACTACAGTTACTGCATTGCTAAACGATTTGAAAGATTTGCTCATAGTTGTTAAGGGTTTAAGGTTTAATGCGGGGGACTATTCCTCCCGCTAAGACCAAGACCGGGTTTACTAAGTGGACCTCCCCCCTTAACTACATATAAACAACTTTTTAAAACACCCTATTAAAACCCTAAAAATTTTACCAAAAAAATTTCTACCCTATCAACCCCCAGGGGGTTATTTCTCATCTAATAACTTGACTTGCAACCTAATAAATAACTTGATATATAATATAAAAAATTTTAACATGCCAGTCAATTAAAATTAATCTACCTGATACACAATGAGTTAACTGCCTAATTAAAGATTTCTCTTGACTTTTGCTCATTTATGTGTTAACTTTGTAGTGCCTACTTGTGTAATAACAAGTTACAGGGTTTAACAAGACCTTCAGAAGTTGGGTTGGTAACCTCAAATAGAGGTGAGATTTTCTCCAATAAGGCGCAAATGAATAGCTAGAAAACTCGCAGGACCTAGAGCGGAAAGTTACGCAAAGTTAATACTAGGGCACAGGGGCTAAAGACTAACTGCAATGAGGAAGTATAGATATTTAAAGAGATAAGTAGTTAACTTAGTTATTCTACCTAGGGGAAAATATATCCTAGATAGAATGAAATAATATATAAGATATTGAATAATAATATAATAACACCTAGTGTAGCAGAAGTTAAGATAATAGGTTTCTTACAAGGGCATGGTATTAGGTATGTGAGAGAAGCAGAGTTAAAGGATTTAGTTAATCCACTTACTGGTAAAGCTTTAAGAGTAGATTTCTTTTTACCTGATTATGGTATAGTAATAGAGTATGATGGTAGGCAGCATTTTAGGTATACACCTAAGTATCATGGTGATGACCCTATTAGAGGTAGGGAGTTAGTGTTAGAGCAACAGAGGAGAGATAAGATAAAGAATGATTATTGTAAGGAGAAAGGGTTTACTATGTGGAGACTTAACTGGACACACTACCATACACTACAGCAAGTTCTTAATAGAGCATTAAATAAATTTAAAGAAAACAAGTAATATCTGATATTTATTATTCAAAAATAGTATAAATAGTTTGCATTTATGGGAGCAATATACTATCTTTGTATAACTAAATATATAATATGTCAGATAAACATTTACATTCAGAAGAGGGTAATACCCAATTAGCACACCACTCTACGGTGTTCCCACAAGATATTAGGACTTATGTACCTAATTGGGATAATATCATAACTGTACTAGACCTGGTTAACCTACTTAAATCTATGGGAATTATCTCTAGGTTTGACCATGCTAATCCAGAAGAGTTAAAAGAAGTAGAGATCTTACTTAAAAAGAATTTAATTATAGAAGTAAAATAATGGCTAAGAAGAAAGAAGAAACAAAGGTACTATCTATGGATAAGCCTAAACAAGAAAAGAAGTTTAAAGAAGAAACAGAGTTAGAGATTCAAGAAAGAGCTGATGCTTGTTTGACAGCTATTCGTGAAGCTACTGCTAAGTTTAACTGTAACTTAATTCCGGTATATAAAGTAGTGGCCGGACGAGTAGAACACACTATTGAAGTAGCAGCACATCCAATTGAATTGTAATGACTAAACGTAAGACACATAAAGAGATATCTTGTAGTGTTTTAAACTCAGCTTATGATAGTGTTCATAATCTTGCAAAAGAAGGGCACCCTAAAGATACTCCTTGCTTTATATGGGCAGGGGGTATCGAGCTAGAGTTTAAATACGATGAGACAGCTGGACGTAGAGGGGCTTGGCTTCTTACTACAGATGTAATAGTAATAGATGAAGATGAAGACTTCTCTATAAGTGAGGAAGAATTTATTTAACATATACTATGGTAATAAATATCAATACTACACAAGATAAGATCTTTGAAAAGTACTTAGAGATATTAAACCCTCTACTAGGTACCAGGAAGTTAACTTCTATGGAGATTAAGGTACTTGCTAAGCTATTGTATTTAAACTCTAAGTATAGCACTTACCTAAAAGAGGATAGAGATAAAATACTATTCCACAGAGATACTAAAGAACGTATTAGAATATCTTTAGATAATAAAGACAAGTATTCGTACAATAATATCATGACTTCCCTACGTAAGAAAGGTATGATAAGTAATAAGTCTTTAAATATGGATATAGATTTAGTTGATGGAGGATTACAAATACATTACAATTTAAAAGTAACTAATGATCAAAGTAGCGGAAATAAGATATAAAGGAACGTTTGATAAGTGTGTTGAAAAGTCTAGACAGTGGAAGAAAGAGTTTGGTTACTTTATTAAGAAGCATAACAACTACTATTGTGAAATAGATTTTATTCCTGGGTTAGAAACTGTGGTACACTTTAGCGTATTTAAAGATCAAGATGCAGAAGAGAGTCCAGACATTAATCAATAATATAGCTAAGGAGTTTAATCTAAAGCCGGCTATTGTAGAGAAGATATACATGGAGCAATTCCATTTAGTAGCTGATACAATTAGAGATGGTTACTTAGAAGGTGTTAAAGTATTTGCTATAGGCAAGTTTATACCTAAGAAGAAAATATATTTAGATCCTACAATAGACTTAACAAAATATCATGCAAGAGAACAGCGATTACCCACAAGAGTTAAACCTACCTTTGAAACTGGAGATAACTCCATCCAACCTAGGGAAAGAGAATGTTCGGGGGAAGAAGACAAAGGTACTACTATATCCTGATAGAATAGAGTACTACATTAATTATACCTACGATGTTAACTTAGTTAATGAAGAGTTAGGTACTAAGACTCCTAAAAGGTTTAAACATCTTGAAGAAGGTTTAATGTGGAAGAAGAATATACAGGCTATAGTTAAGTACGAAGAGAATACAGTAGATCCTGAAGATGAGGATACTTACCCATCAATAGAACTACAATCATCTGCTACACCATTAGCATTTGAATTACGTAGAGAAGAAGTTGATGGTATTTACAAACAATTATATAACTGGTTAATAAACAATTAATATATGAACAAAACAATTAAGAATTTTACACCACGTGCTAAGAACTTTATAGTAGCAGTACCTGAGAAGACAGAAGGTGGTATTCTATTATCTGAAACAGCCCAAGATAACTTGTTGGCTAATCTAAGTGAACCGCAATTAGTTATTCATTCAGCAGAAGACTGCTTATACAAAGAAGGTGATTATGTACTATTAGAAGCGCATGCTATTACAGGATTTCTATTTGAAGACCAAAGATATATGCTCATACCAGACTACCGTGTACTAGGTAAAGTAGTTAATTACTCACCAAAGCCTAAAAATAAAACAACAATTATTCAGTAAATAAATGCTAGACTTTAAAAACATAGCCATAGGATTCTACAATTCTACTAAGAATGATTTAGGAATATCTAATAGTGTAATAGAGAGCACAGCCGTAAGACGATACACCATCTGCCTAGAATGCCCAAACATTAAAGATAATAATAGTACTTGTGGAATCTGTGGTTGTGTTTTAAAGTATAAAATAAGAAGCAATGGTAAATGCCCTCAAGAGAAGTGGTAGGAGATTACTTCTAATATATTACACAACAAAGATGTTAGTGTACATTCTTTTAAGCTTATACAAAGCTATAGTGAGAAAGGGTAAAGATAGTTCATCTTTTAGGTATAAGCATGGATTACTAGAGGTTCGTTGTAATAAGTCTTTAGATTTGAAATTAACTAAGTTAATGATTAAATCTTATAGACTGAGTTTTGAAATTGCTCAAGTGCCAGACTCAGAAGCTGCAAAGTTTATGAAGGCTGTAACTGATGCCTTGATAGTTGAGAAGTTAGAGCCTGAAGGGTATGGATTTAAACCTACGCAGTTTGAAAAGAATATAGTAGCATCTAATAATAAGCTACGTAATGAAGTTATTGAAGTAGTATGAAGATATTTGAAATAATTAATAATCAGCCCTCGGTAACTACTGAGGGTTTGCTTATACCAGAGTTTAATGCTATCTGGAAAGCTGATAAGTCTAAAGATAAGAAAGAAGCATTTGGTAAACTTTGTTATATCTACTTTATAGCTGACTACAAATCATTATACTTAGCCTACCCAGAAGAACTGCGTTCAGATATGGTGGCTAAAGATTATCTTAATCTAGATAAGTACAAACCTACAAAAGATGTTGCAGATGGGATTAGAAAGTATAGAGAGTTACAGAATACTCCTACTATGAGATTCCTACAAGATAATATATCAGCTATGGAATCTATGGGTAAATACTTTAGAGATATAGATTGGGATCAAGAAGATATGAACGGTAAACCTAAGTATGATATAACTAAAGTATCTAATGCTGTTAAACAAGCAGGAGGTATTATAGATAATATAGAGAAGTTAAAAGAGAAAGTACAGAAAGAGCAAACTATAGGTAGTAAAGCAAGAGGTGGTACTACAGGTGGATTACTAGAGAATGACTAATGAACTATAGAGAGATACAAGAGCTTACTGCTACAGCACAACACTTTAACGATTATAAGGTATACACTAAAGAACCTACTGGGTCTAAAGCCTGGTTTAACTTTTGGAAACAAGAGAAAGAAAGGTGTATAAATGGTGTACATATAGGTAGTGATTATATTACAGGTTATAACTATCACTTTTTAAACTATACACCTATCTTAAAGACAGAGGTAGTTTAAGAGAATGCTGAAGGGCAGAACCAGGCAGAGCGTGTATTAGGATTTCCAAACCCTTGGGATGGTCACTTTGATTTATTCAAATACATAGATGAAGCAGAGAAAGATGGTAAGCATGCCTTACAGTTAGGTAGCCGCGGTAAGGGTAAGTCACTAATAGCTGGTAGTATGTGCGTGAGAAACTACCACCATTTAAAGGGGTCTAGTAGTTATTGTTTTGCAGCTTCAGAAGAGTACTTAACCAATGACGGTATAATAACTAAGGCTTGGTCCACTATGGACTTTATAGATATCAATACACCTTGGGGTAAAAGAAGGCAGTATGAGAACTCTAAACTGCATAGGAGAGCTTCGGTTAAAGAAACAAATGCTCAAGGTATTGAGTCTGAGGTAGGTTATAAGTCAGAGATAATTGGTGTAACAGTAGGAGATAATATAGATAAACTTCGTGGTAAGCGTGGTAAGCTTATTATATTAGAAGAGTTTGGTAACTTCCCTAGAGGTATGACTGGATGGAATATCTTACGTCCTAGTATGGAGCAAGGTAAGAATACATTTGGTTTAATACTAGCTTTGGGAACTGGTGGCACGGTAGGCACAGCATTTGAGGCTATGGAAGAAATATTCTATAAGCCTAGAGCCTATAATGTATATCCAATACCTAATCAGTGGGATGATGGTATGCAGAATACAGAGTGTGCATTCTTTTTTCCGGCATGGAAAAACTACGATGGTGCCTATGACTTAAAGACTGGTGTTACAGATAAAGAGAAAGCTATTAGGCTAATAGAAGAAGATAGAAAGGTTGTAGCACAAGGTAATGATCCACACGCTCTAACAAGACGTAAAGCGGAAATACCTATTACACCTAAAGAAGCTATGATGCGTATTACAAGTAGTAAGTTTCCAGTAGGAGATTTAACTACGCATTTAGCAGAAGTAGAAGGTAACCCGCATAGATATAAGCAAGCAGACCATGTAGGTAAACTAGAGATAAACAGAGAAGGTGAAGTTGTATGGGCTTTAGATCATGATATAGAACCTATCTATCAGTTCCCACATAAAGATAACCGTAATATGCCTGGAGGTATTATTATATGGGAACATCCTTATAAGAATAATGAAGATAGAACACCTTATGGAATGTACATAGCTGGATTAGATAGCTATGACCATGATGAGTCACAAACTACTTCATTAGGAAGTATCTGGGTATTAAACACTATTACAGATAGGCTAGTGTGCGAATATACAGGTAGACCTAGATCAGAAGACTTCTACGAGACTTGTAGGCGTATATTATTGTATTACAATGCAGTAGGTAACCCGGAGAATCATAATAAGGGTATATTAGATTACTTTGAACGTAAGAATTCTATGTATTTATTCTGCGATCCTCCTAAGATAGTTAATGACATCTATCAAACTACAAAGACTAATCGTAAGAAAGGTACAGCACCTAGTAAAGAGATTAACCAATTTGGTAGAACTTTGATTGCTGAATGGTTAACAGAACGCGCTAGTGGTCAAGATGATGACGGACAATTACTTAACCTACATAAGATTAGAAGTAATACATTGCTTAAGGAATTGATCTACTGGAATATAGATGGTAACTTTGATAGAGTATCTGCACTAGGTATGTTGTTTATACTTAAGAAAGATAGAGAGAAGATACAGGTAGAATTAGAATCTACTAAGAAAGTAGTAGTACCTGATAACTTCTTTACTAGAAAGTTCAGGAAAGCTTTAACCTTACCGGACCAGTATCTTAAGTTTAGATAATAATTTAAATTATCTTTTATTAAAATAAATACTTGACTTTAAACTACTTATTAGCTATCTTTGTACATTAAACTATTCAAATGCTATTTGGAGCGCAGATAAAAGAATTCCCTTCACAGAAGAAAACTCTTAAAGAGAAAGATATAGCTTGGAGAAAAGAGTGTGTAGATGCTGCTGAATCTTTAATCTTTTTCCAGAACTCTGGTATAAGACAAAGAAGGCTTCAAAAGAAAGTTAACTACGATCTGTATAATGATATAGTTAATAAGGCAGATATGGAGCGTATAGTTAATCCTTTTGGGATTAAGATAGATGAGTTTCCTACAGAGCCTAGAAACTACAATATAATCAATCCGTATGTTAAGACTTTACTAGGTGAAGAAATTAAGAGGCGTTTTGATTGGGATTGTGTTACAATAAACAGTGATGCTATTTCAGATAAAGAAGAAGAGGTTAGAGGGCAAATTATAGCTTATCTGAAGAGTGTTGTAGAGAAAGAACTAAATGGTCAGAAAGTTCCTGACGAAGAGATAGATAAAAAGATTAAGTACTTGAAGTATAACTATAGAGATATGCGTGAGCTATCTGCTACTAGATTACTTGAGTACTATACAAGACATTTAAATATCAAAGAACTATATACTAGAGGTTGGGAAGACTTCTTGTTAGTAGGTGAAGAGATATATGCTGTAGATGAAGTTAATGGAGAACCAGACGTAAGAAGATGTAATCCATTGAATACTTACTTCCTAACAGCTCCTAATACAAATAAGGTAGAAGATTCAGACATAGTTGTAGAAGAGAATTACGAGCCACTAGGTAAAGTAATTGATGCATTCTACGAGTATCTTAGTGCAGATGAGATAGAGATGATCTCTAGGAAGCAGGGTCCTACTGCAACAAATGATTCTGTACTAGGCTATTCTAATAAGCCTATGACGTTCTTAGATACTGAAGTAGGTGCTAATAACTATATAGATACAGATAACGTAAACTTCGCTACAATAGGTGGAGCTTATGATAACCAAGGTAATGTACGTGTAGTACGTGTATGTTGGAGATCAATGCGTAAGGTAGGTATTCTAACAGATCCTAATGGAGATAAAGACATAGTATCTGAAGAGTTTGTTATATCACCTGAGTTTAAAGCAATGGGATACACAATCAAGTGGATTTGGATTAATGAAGCTTGGGAAGGTACTAAGATTGCAGGGCACATCTATGTAAAGATGGAGCCACGTAAAGTGCAGTTTAGAGAGTTAGATAACTACTCTAAATGTAGTTTAGGTTATGTAGGTACCTTATGTAATACAAATTCTAATAGAGTATTATCTTTTTACGATATATGTAAGCCTTACCAGTACAGCTATAATGCATACGCATATAGGTTAGAATTAGCTAACATCAAATCATACGGTAGAATAGGTGAATTAGATCTTGCAGAGATTCCTGACGGATGGTCTGAAGACATGTATCTATACTACGCTACTATGGTAGGATTTAGGATTAAAGATTCTTTTAAAGAGTCTAAGAAAGGTGCTGCTACAGGTAAACTTGTAGGCACAGTATCTAGTCCTAGCAGTGGAGTAATGGATATGGAGCAACGTGCTATGATAGACCAAGGTCTAAAGATGTTGCAATATATTGATCAGCAATTAGCTTCTATTACAGGTATTAATAGGCAGAGACAAGGCCAGATATCATCTGAAGCAGGATTAGGTATTACACAAGAAGCTAAAGAAGCTAGTGCTACAATAACTGAATGGTATTTTAAATTACATGATTCTACTAAGGTTAGAGTACTAAAACACTTACTAGAAGTAGCTAAGTATTCAGTACGTAATGGTAATAAGAAGATTCAGAATGTAATAGACAGTATGACTACAGCTATTTACACAATAGATGGTAATGTAGTTAATGAAGCAGAGTATGGTATACTAGTATCTGACGCTTCACAAGATCAAAGAACTTTACAAGCATTGCAACAAGGTGTTCAAGCTGCGGTACAAAGTGGTGCAGTAGACTTTGTTCAAATGATAAATATATATGCTAATAGTTCTATGTCTTCTATCAAAGCTAAGCTAGAAGAAGCAGAAGAAGCTAAGCAACAAGCTCAACAACAACAAGTACAGCATGAGCAGGAGATTCAGAAACAGCAACAAGATTTAGCTGAAAGAATGCACCAGGAAGAGTTACAACAAAGAGAGTTAGATAGGCAGCTTAAACAATATCAAATAGATACTGAAGCACAAACTAAGATTCAAGTAGCTACTATAACTGCATTAGGGTTTAGTAAAGATACAGATGATATCTTAGCACAATCTAAGTTATCTTTAGAAGAGAAGAAACATTTATCTGAGGCAGAGACTAAACACTTAGTAGAAGAGAACAAACTTAGAATGCATAAAGAGAAGTTGGAATTAGAACATATGAAGTTAGAGTCTCAAGAAAGAATGGAACAAATGAAGACAGAAGCTGAGAACTTACGTACTAAGCAAGAGAAAGAGAATTCTATTAGAGAAGCTAAGCTTAAAGAAAAAGAGATAGCAGCTAAGAAATCTATAGCAAAATCTAAACCTAAAGGTAAGTAATGGATTATAGTAAAGTAAAAGAAGCTGTAAAGTCTATTAAGCCAAAAGAAAAGATGTTTGGTGGTAACAAATTTGAGTACCCCAAAGATCATAAGTTAGGTATGGAAGTTCCTGAGGAAGGTTCGCACTGTGCTAATTGTAAGTACCTATCTGAAGACCATAAACATTGTACAAATAAAGTATTCATCAAGTGGTTAGGTGATGATAAATTACCTAAAAAAGATGAAAAATATTGCTGTGATCTCTGGAATTACGGCAAAAAGAAGTAATAATTTTAATTACTTTTGACTGTAAAAAGTCATAGGCAAGTGTAGTTATTTCCAACTATACTTGATTTTCAATCAATTATATATTAATTTTACATTTAAATTATGCCAAACGATACATCAGGTAACGATTTTTTTAGTGGTTTAGACTCTATTGCATTGCTAAACTCTAAAGGTACCATCGAATTAAATGACGATGGTTCAACTGTTATTGAAACACCTCAAGCAGTAACTAAAGCTGCGGCAACAAAGAAAGCAACTACTCCTGTAGTAGAAGATTCTAATCTAATTGAAGTAGATGATGTAGAGATTCCTACATCTACTAAGACAGTTAACGAAGGTAATAAAGTAGTTAAAGACGAGTTAGATACAGATGAAATAGAACTTCAAAACTCTACAGATGATCAAACTGGCAATAATCAAACTGACGATTCAGTACAAGCTCTTAAAGAGTTTGCTTCTGCTCTTAAGAATGCAGGAGCTCTTGAGTCTTTAAATGAAGAAGAGTTTGATGGTACACCAGAAGGACTTACACAAGCTATTACAAATGAAGCTGTAGCAAAAGCTAATGCTATGGTTGAAGAATATAAAGAGGCTTTACCTCCTATCATTAAGTATCTAGCAGATAACTATGAAGAAGGTGTACCTTTGGATCAGTTGATAAATATCAAGTCTAATGAGATTAGGTATTCATCTATTGATCAAGATAAATTAGCTGAAGATGTTTCTCTACAAAAAGAAGTTTATAGACGTTATCTAAAAGAAACTACTTCGTTCAGTGATGCAAAGATTGATAAAAAGATTCAGCAACTTGAGGATATTGGAGACTTGGCCTCTGAATCTGGTGAAGCATTACCTGAGCTTATTGCATTTGAGAAACAGAAAGAAGCACAGCTTAAAGACCAAACTAAAGCTCAAAGAGAAGCTCAAAAGAAAGCACAGGAAGCTCAAGTAGCAGAGATTAAGAAACGTGCTGAAGAATATAAAGGTAAAGAGATAGTACCTGGTTTAAAGCTTACAGAAGTAGAAACTAAAGCTATACATAAATCACTAACTACTCCTGTAGGTTATGATAAACAAACAGGTGCACCTATTAGTGAGATACAACAACTACGTAATGCAGATCCAATTGGGTTTGAAATTAAACTAAACTATCTTTCTAGGTTGACTAAAGGTTTTACTGATTTCTCTGAGATTACTAAGAAAGCTAATACAGCTGCGATTAGTAAGTTAGAAAGTAAAGCGGCTAATACAGCTAGATTAACTGGTGGTAGAACAAATGTTTATGATGATGATGCTAAAGGTGGAGATATCCTATCTGCAGCTAGTAAGTTCCTAGGCAAATTAAAATAGATACAACTCAATCAATTAACAAACACAAAAACAATTAAACATGAAAATTTCACCACTACAGATGTATGAGTCAACCGACTGGTCAGGACTTACTACCTCTAATCACTTGGGTGCATTGTTTAATATCGAGCCGCAAAAAGCTAGCCAATTGCTTACTCGTATTTACAATGTAAACTTTGGTATGGACTTAGATTCATACTTGAATCAATTTAAACCTTTATACCTTGAGTCTGATGATGACTTCGAGTGGGATTTGCAAGGGTCAGGACGTAAGAACGTACCTATCGTACAAGCTAGTCTTACTTCAGGAGGTTCTGCAGTAGCTGCAACAGACCTTCCAGGTATTAACAACACAAGGTTCTATGTACAATTCCCTGAGCAATACTTCACTGATGTGAACTTGATCGTGGGTGAAATGAATGAAGCTTACCCTTTGCGTATTACTACTGATCCAATTTCAATTGGTGGTAACTGGGAGTATGAAGTAGAACTTATGACTGGTGACCCAACTTTGTTCTTCCCTCCTGCACAATTAGCTGCTGGTAAGAGGTTCTCTAAAGAATGGTCTGCTGTTGAACACACTTTGTCTAAAAAAGGCGGAGGAGTTCATTACACTTCACCTTTCAAAATGCGTAACTCTTTCTCTACTATCCGTATGGAAGATACTCGTCCAGGTAATATGATTAACCGTCCTGTGAATTTCTCTTTCGCAGATGAGAACGGTAAAGTTCATACAACTTGGATGCAATACGCTGACTATGAATTTGAAGCACAATTCCGTGAAGAAAAGAACAAACTTTTGTACTTCTCTACAGCTAATAAAACAGCCCAAGGAACTTATTTGAATAAAGGTAAATCAGGTTATGAAATTCGTCAAGGTGCAGGTATCCGTGCTCAAATGGCCCCATCTAACGTAGCTTATTACAACACCTTTAACATCAAATGGTTGACCGAACAATTGTTAGGTTTATCAGTTGGTAAATTATCTCAAGACAGACGTAAGTTTGTGATCCGTACAGGTGAGTGGGGTATGTACCAATTCTCTGCAGCTTTGGAATCTTACGCTTCATTGTATACTCCATTGTTTGACACTAACCGTGTTTACTTGGGTAAAAATAACACAATGGGCTTCAGAGGACAATTCCTTGAGTTTATGGGTCCAAATGGTATCGAAGTAACCTTGTCTCATGAACCAATGTACGATGATCCAGAACGTAACAAAATCTACCACCCAAATGGAGGTTTAGCTGAATCTTACCGTTACGATATCTTAGACGTAGGTCAAGCTGATGGAGAACCAAATATCCGTAAAGTATACGTTAAAGGTCAAGAAGACATCATTGGATATGTATCAGGATTGCGTAACCCATTCTCTTTAGATGGTAAAAACAATATCATGGCTAATTCAACTGATGGATATACCATTCACCGTATGAGTGTTGCAGGTGCTATGATTAAGAATCCAATGCGTTGTATTCAAATCATCCCGAACATCTTAGCTGGTGGTGAACTATAATTAAATAATTAATATTAAATATCTGATATGAGTACAGCATTGAAGAATAAAAAAGTGCGGGTTATGCCAATCACCAGAAGTGGTGGTTGGCTAAAACCTGAACATGATGGAGGATTTATGTATACAGGTACTAAGGCAACTTACTGTGTACCAATTAATCCTAATAATGGTAGGTTAATAGATCCTTTAAAAGATCTTACTGCTGAAGAAAAGAAAGATTTAGCTGACAGATTAGCTATCTCTTTAGAAGATTTGAATATCAATAAAGTAGGTGATGACAACTTTTGGGCAGGCCGTGAGGTAAAGTTAGACAAGATGGAAACAATCTTAGATCTATCTGATCCAAATGATTTTATCAACTACGCTATATTGAAAGCTAATTCACAGTTTATCGCACCATCATACGATCAACGTTTAGGCTTAGGAACTTACAGATTTGCTTTAGTAGATGAAGAAGATCGTGCAGCTGCTAAACGTAAGACCACTGATGATAAGAAAGAAGCTTATAAAGAATTGGGTAAACTAGAAGTATCAGAAACTAAACTTAGAAACTTCTTTAAAGTATATGGTAAGAAAGTACCAGCTGATGCTACTAAGGATTGGTTGATTGCTGAAATAGACCTTGTAATAGAAGATGATTTAAAAGGTTTCTTAGCTATAGTTAAAGATACACACTTTGATAATAAGATTCTATTGGCAGAAGCAGTAGCTGTTAAAGCTCTTGTAAAGAAAGGAAATAACACTTACGAATTGCCAGGTGGATTGAATATTGGTGTAGCTGAGAAAGCAATTGATTGGTTGTACAATCCAGAACATTCTGAAGAATTCCTAGTAATCAAAGAAAGAATTAAAGCTGCAAAATAATCTATTATGACTAAACAAGCTTTTTTAGATCAGTTCTTCATAGAGTATGACAAAGTAGCTACCTTAGGTGCTCCTGGTTATACTGCTGCAGAATTGTCTATAATTGCTTCAGAAGCTCAAGAAGCTTTAGTAATAGAGAAATACGGACCTAATTCTAATAGATTAAAAGAAGGATTTGAAGAGAGTGAAAAAAGAACACAGGAACTAGGGGAGTTAATGGTCTATGCATCATTGACTCCTACTGGCCCTGGGTTTCTAGATAACAGTTATACCTACACTTTACCTAATACTTTATTAACAACTCTACCTAAAGGTACAGACTTTAGTAATGTATTTTGGTTCACAGTATTTGAAGAAGTATTAACTAACGTAATAGATTGCACTATACCAGGTAATACTACTAAGGTAGTAACTGCCTATGTAGTAGAAGTAACACACGATCAATATAACTTAGCAGTAGATAATCCTTTTAGAAAGCCTTATGTTAAAGGTAATACCGGAAGAGTATTTAGATTACGTACTTCAGGATTTACACATGAATTAGTAACAGATGGTACGTTCGGATTACAGAACTACAAGATAGGTTACATTAAAAAACCTTTACCAATAGATTTAACTCAAAACTTAACAGATCAAGTATCTCAACTAGCAGACTCTTTCCATAGAGAACTTTTACACAGAACAGTTGAAATAGCTAAAGCAGATGTACAAGATCCTAGCTTACAAGTTAATCTAAATACACTTAAAGAATAATAACTTAAACACATAAACTAAATGGCACTAGCTACAACCTCTTCTTCACTTAACAATTTACTGGTTTCTCAAACATCAGTAAATACAGCACATGATACTTACAATAACTTAAATGTTATTCCTGTACGTGCTTTACAATTTAACAACTTAGTATCTCAAACTGCAGCTATTTCTGACGTATTGAATGCTATTACTCCTAACGTATTTAAAGCTTCTGTAATTAGTGGTGTAGGTGCTACCGCTACTTTAACTGCAGCTCAATCAGGATCTACAGTATTATTTGATGCAGCTACTGGTGTAAAGTACACTTTACCCGCAGCAACTACTGCAAACATTGGTGTAACATTCTTATTTGTAGTAACTACTGCTGTAACCTCTAATGCTCATGAAGTAGATGCAGCAAGTTCATCTGACCTTATTATAGGTGCTGTATTGATGGATAAAGCATCAGCAACTACTCCTAGCTCATTTACAGCTAATGGTTCTAGTAACTATAAAATAGCCTCTAATGGAACTACTACTGGTGGTTTAGCAGGAACTACTTACGAATTGACTTGTGTTGCAGCAAACAAATGGGCTATATCAGGAGGTCTTTTATACGGTTCAGGAACTTTAGCTACACCATTCGCAGGATAATCTTAAAACAATAAACTAATAAACAATTAAAAACCAAACAACATGCAAGCAAATACTTTTGCAAGAAACCTCTTAGTAGGTAAATATGTTGCCAGAACAGCCTCTGTTACAGCAACTAATCAATCAGCTTCTACATATGCTGTAGATGGAGAAATAGTAGTAATCGCAACTGGCCGTGGAGCTGTAGCTGCAGGAACTGTATTGAATACTACCACTGTAGTGTCTGAGCCAGCTGTAGTTGTAATGCAATCACAAGGTGCAGGTAAACCAGCTATTAAGTCTGATATTATCGAACGTAATAAAGTAATCAATTACAAAGCGGCTATTGGTACTTACGCTCAAGAACAAATCACTTACATTGGATATGATGGTTATACCTCTACCAATGCTATTGCAGTAAACAACAATACAGATTACATTGGACGTATCTTGTTACAAGGTGAACAAAACACTTTTGGTAATCGCGATATGTACAAACAATTTGATTATTTTTCTAGTGCAAATGATACTCAATCAGGTATTGCATTTGGTTTGCAAGCTTCATTGATTGCTAACTTCTTCCGTATGCCTGATGCATATGCTAAGTTTGAAGTAGTTAACTCTGCAACTTACACTGTAGGCACTACTAACACAGGAACTATCACAGCTACTGTAGGTTCCCCAGTATTAACTTGTTCTGGTTCTGCAGCATCTACTGATTACCCTGTAGGAACTTACATTCGTTTAGATGCTACCGCAAATAACACAATTGTAGCTACAACTAACGTAACTGCCCCAGTTTACATTGTAATAGCCTCTACTACTACAACTATTACTTTGAATGCTCCATTCCAAGGTAATCCAGGAACATCTTATACCTTCACTGTAGCAAACAAAGCACATGCTTACGCAACTGCTGCCACTGCAACTGCAGGTAACTTCGGTGTAAAAATCACTGGTCTACCTAAGTCTTATGCAGCTGGTAAATTCCGTTACTACAAAAACAGGTTTAAAGTACTTCCTTTGTCTAACTCATTTGGAACTACTCCTGTAACTTATACTAACGCAACTTCTACTACTACATACGGAACTTTAGCTCCTGCACAAGGTGCTAATGAAGGTGTTGGAACTACTGAAGAACTGCAAGATATCGAATGGTTGTCACAAGATGGAAACATCTACCGTGTATCTGTTCCTCCTTTTGTAGAACGTGCTAACGTAGTTAACTACCTTACTGCAGCAGGAACAAACACAGTTAACCAAGTAGTATTACCTTATGCATTCTCTGTGGTATATATTCAATACTATGATGCAGCATTTGGTGGTGTAGGTCAAACTCAAGCGGCTCGTAAAGAGTTGATCTTGGCAGGTATCACTGAAACCCCAGGAACTGCAGGTGGTGTAAACACTAGCTTCTACGCTTCAGGTACTGCAACTTCAACTGTATTAGTACTTGACACTTGGTTGTCTACTGGTACTAATGCTCCAGGATTCGCTACTCAAGTAGGTAACGTTTAAGAATAGATTAAGTAATTAGTTAGGGGTGTAAAAAGCCCCTAACTTCTCTTTGTTTTAAACAACTTAAATCTATATCAAATGGCAGGTGGAGTAGTCTTACAATTTGATGTATGGGAATCCCCAGATGCATCGCAATTATACTTTCAAGAACTTACAGGAGTTTATGACCTGTTAACTAACACAACTGGTTGGGGTGCTCCTAACGATACAATTGGAGTAGCTACTTCTGCTACTTTAACTGTAACTAGCACTTACTCAACTACACCATTAGTTATAAACTTATTCGCTACTGCACCATCTTACCCAACAAATAACACGCAACAAGTATATACTATACCTTATACAGCTATAACTACAGGCACTCAAATTCCTGATGGTCAATATACCTTTGTATATCAAGTAGTTACAAGTACAGGTTATACCTATACTCAAACTCTAGTAAAGTTATTCTACGCAGTTTGTAAATGTTGTGTTACACAGATGTGTGCAGCAATAGATGATTTCCAATGCAAATGTAATGAGGCAAAGATTAATGAATTTAATCAAGCTTCTTTATTACTTAAAGGATTAGAATACTCTGCACTAAACGGATTAACTAGTACCTTTGCAAATAACCTAGCAATACTAAACAGTATGTGTAGTTCAAACCCTAATGTATCAGGGTGTACTTCATGTAGTTAATATATAAGATATGAATTGTAATACTGTAAACTCAGCCACAATACCTTACGGACCACAAGGGCCTTCAGGTATAAATGGTACAAATGGAACAAATGGTACTAACTTTTTAACTGGTACAACTAACCCTCCAAGCTCTACTTTAGGTAACGTAGGAGATAACTACTTGTGTTCTACAGATACTACATTATGGACTAAGACTGCTTCAGGGTGGTTGCAGACTGGTACTTTAGCTATAGTTAAACCTGCTAACCTTAGAGGTTATATAGGAGCTGTAGCTAATGGTAATAATAGTTATACATTAGCTGCAACAGCTACAGGAGGTTCTGGTGCCGGATACACTTACTATTGGGTAGTGCAAAGTTTTATAAACAATGTAAATAATGGACCGTATATAGCATCTGGACAGACTTCTAAAGTATGTACTGTTAATCTACCTTATAGAACTAATGTAATTAACCCTATAGCAAATACACCAAATATTACTACAAACCCACTATACCCTTCAATGTGTGTATTAACTATACAATGTATAGTAGGTGATTCTTTAGGTAACCTAGCTTGTTTATATTATACTATAAATAACTAATGAGCACTATTCTATTAAATACAGATGTTACTACTAGATTACAATTAGGTGCTAAAGTTGCTGCATTAAAAACACAACTTTTAGTAGCTCAATTGTCTTATGGTGGTGATAGTATAACTAAAGGTTTTTATGAACTAGAAACTTTAATTAATAGATTACGAGTACTAGAAGATATAAAAACACCTGTTACAGAAGTTAGAGCGCATAGTAAGTATGACTACTCTAGCTGGACTCCAGGGACTAGCTTTCAATTAGTAATGACTTTTACAGGTAGTACATTACCTACTTATACTTCATCTACAAGTGCTAGTATAAGTGCAGCAATGACTAGCCTGTATAACTTAATTAATGCAGATACTACAACAGGATTAACTTGTTCATTAGATTTAACTAATCAAGCTATATATGTGCAAGCCCCTGTAGGTCAAGGTAGTACACCAAATAATGTATGGTATATTACATTCACAGCTGTGGGTTCTTCTAAACCAGGTATTGTAGCTCCTACATTAGGTTCTTACTTTGTAGGTGGAATTACAGCTGTTACAGCATCAAGTATTAGCAACTGTTTAACAGATGCACAGTACATTAAAATATTTGAAGATATTTCAAAAGATATTAAAGTAGCTTTTAAACCTTTAGGTTATACTTATACAGCACCACTACTAAATGCACCAATAGGTGTAGTAGGTAGAGCAGCTTCTACAGGTGGTTATAGACAAACATCTACAGGAGCTAATAGAGTATTTAACACTTATACACCTTAATATGTCATTCCAAACTATAGATCAATTAAACGCAGCTAGTACAGTTAACGCAAGTGATGTATTAGAAGTTAGCCAAAGTGGTACTTCTGCAAAAATGACTATTACTCAAATTAATAGCTTAGAAGCTACCGCAAGAGCCAGTGCAGATAGTACACTTACTTCAGCTATAGCCACAGAAACATCTAATAGATCTAGTGCTATTACAACTGTAACAACTGTAGCT